CTAAGGCTTCGTATTCTTCTTCATCCAGTACTCCAACAAACTCTGTGACACCAATCTGATCGATGTAGGCCAAGGCATCTATTAGGTCATCGTGGACCTGCGGGTTAGGGAAGTTAAGAAGCTGGTCTACAAACTGCTTATTCCACTCGCCTCTAACTAAGCTAATCCTTCCATGCTCGAAGCGACCCTGTAATGCCCATACTATACGGTCCGTCTTCTTCTTGTTCCCATGAGTCAGATCTATCACTGACAAGAAATAGTTCTTCCTCCTCATCAAGTCTTGTAGGTACGGGAGTACGGCGTTCTTGGCCATTCCCCGCTCTATACCTATTAATCGCACATCGTAACTTTTTGCTGTGTCTAGTATTTTTAAAGCTGTTTCTTTGATGTCCCATCTACCCGCCACTATCGTATCTACGAACCATCCATCCTGACAAACCTTGACCACAGCTATAGCAGACTCGTCAAGATTCTTCCTCTTGTTACCAGCCTGCTTGCTTACATCTTCAAAGCCAGCCAGATCAACAGCGATGTAATAACTACCGTCGTCAGGCAAATCATCAGAATCAACATACTTAATCCATTCATCCTTAAATAGGTCTGACGCAGCGGCCTCGAAACTAGCAAGGTATTCCTGTCTAAAACTGAAGGAAGACATTGACTTCTTTGCAGCCTCAATCTCTTTAGGATCGAGAAGAGGGTTATCAAAAGAAGTAAAGTGAAACGAGGACCAATCTTCATCTTCATCCTTCTGAGCCATCTGGTACAACTCGTAGAAGTGATTCCTGCCCTTTGGTGTACCAATGAACAGTGCTCCACCCTTTACATCTGACAGTGCTGGTCTAAGGATCTGCTCAAACACCTGGGGCTTCATGTCAGCGTACTCGTCAATCACGACATACGCCAGACCCACACCTCGCATCGTATCTGGTCTATCAGACCCTTTTAGATAGATCTTCCTATCATTTACTAAAGTTATTACCGCCGTATTCTCGTGGACAGTTTTGATAACTTCGTGTCCAAGCTCTTTAAGAACCGTCCACATAATGTCTTTAGCTTGCTGAAAAGTTGGGGCAACATAGAAGACATCCTTCTCTTTACTTTTTAAAGCCTCAATGATGAGGGTCCAAGCAGCAAGGCGAGACTTTCCAAATCTTCGTCCTGCAGCAACCACTTTAAAGCGATGATTATCATTAAATACTTCCGTCTGCTTTGGATGTAGTTCGACTCTAAGGTTTGCCATTTATTTGGTCTCCTCAGAGGCCCCTTCGGGGTCCACATCAACTACTTCATAGTCAATCTGTTCTGTTTCCCTGGCAGCTATCTGGGGTGTACCAGTGGTAACAATCTGTACCTGAATAGCACCAGCCCTACCCTGGCCCTGCTTCTCAAAGTGACTGAGGGGCAGTAGCCTATCGATACACATCTTAAGACAGGCAACCTGATCCTTATCAGCATCGTCCATCGCTTTACGCAGGACAGTCTCGATTACCTTCTCACCTGAAGTGGACAGTAAACGAGCATAGAATTCTTTTATCCTAGCCGCCTCACCTGGAGGTCTTCCTACTACATTTCTATTCTTCTTGGCTTCAATGTCTGCCTTACGGGGTCTGCCACGTTTCCTCTTTGAAGGGGACACAGACACATCAGACAGAGGTTCAGTGTTTGACACTAAATTCTCCTCTATATAGTTGCTACATAGTTTCTCTGTATGTAGTGGTATATAATTATTAATCGATTACTTTAAAGTAGATGATTATTAATTATTAATTGATGATTATCGTTAGAGCTTCTTAAGCGATTAACTGCTCAGATCTATATAGTCATCTTCATGTTGCTTTACTACAACACCTATTATAGCATATTTTTAGAGATTTGTCAAGTCTTTTCTACTGTTCTGTCCCTATATAGGGCTTGGAGAGTACTGGATAGCCTGTCCTTTTTTATTAAGATCTGCAGGGGTGGACTGCATAAACCTAAGTTATTGATTTATAAGGACTTTTCTATAGTGGTAATTCAGCCCTATTTCGTACTATTTAGATAGGTTTCTTGACTATTTAATTCCTATTTTGACCTCTCATCTGTGTTGTAGGGTCCTCATAATATTACAACTCTATAGCACCCCCCTCCCCCGTCTATGCAGATATACAGATAAAGGAATAGTGTTGTATTTATACCACAGATGCTAATGAGAATGATTATCAATTAGATAGTGTTGTATAGATACCACAGGTGACAAGTAAGAGTCTTTGATGCACCATATAGAAGCACTCCAGCCACTATCTAGGGATCTGTCCTATACCTGACTAGGCTTGTCAAGATAAGGGTTTTCCCTAGTAACTTTCCCTTGCACTTATCCGTTTTATAGGTATCATAGACACATCAACAAAACGAAAGGAAACACCATGAAAGCAATCCACTTCACAGCCTTGTTTTTTGCAGGGACTATACTAAATGGCCTTGGCGCTTTATTGTTCCACTTTACAGGCCACACCGTAGAAGGCTATTTACTTTCTGTCCTAATGTTAGTAACCTTAGCAATCGCAATAGCATCTCTTAACAATCCAATTGACTAACCTCGAAAGGTTCTAAAAATGTTAAAACTCTCAAAAACTTCTAAACTTGACGGTATTCTCTCATGGTCACTTCAAGCCCTCGATACTTGTCCCGGTTCTATCGGTTCAAATGGCGAGTTAGTTCCGGCGTGCTCAGGCTGTTATGCCACTACAGGCAATTACAGATTCTCGAATGTCAAGGCTCCACGATTGGAGAATCAGGAAGACTGGAAAAGTGACGATTGGGAGGAAAGAATGATCAATGCCTTAGAGTCTCAAAGGTATTTCCGTTGGTTTGACTCGGGCGATATGTATTCGATCAAGTTAGCGGAAAAGATCCTATCAGTCATGGAACAGACACCATGGGTTAAACACTGGCTTCCCACTCGCATGAAGAAATTCGCCAAGTTTCAGACGGTATTGGATCAGATGCAGGCGTTACCTAATGTCATGGTTCGATTCTCTTCCGATAGTGTGACGGGAGAATATACTTCCGAACATGGTTCTGTAATCGTGCCCGAACCTAGTCAGGCTAAGGGCTTTTTGTGTCGCGCTTATGAGCATGAGGGCCGGTGCAATGGATGCAGGGCTTGCTATTCTAAAGATGTTCCGTTAGTATCCTATCCTGCGCATGGTAAGAAAATGGCGAAGGTGATCAAAATTTTACAAGTGAAGGGAGTTTGAAATGACTATGTGGGACTATGCAAGTATCGCTGTCTTATTGTTTGGCTGTGCAGGCGTTATCATGATTTTTAAACCGTGGGACTTGGACTGAATTTATAGGAGAATTAAAAAATGAAAGTTTATATTGATCTAAAAAGCATTAGGGGCAATATCAAGGGCGAAGCCCGTGATTGTGGAGTGACTAGTCTCTCGATAGCAGGCGGGGTATCTTATCGAGAAGCATGGGATTTGCTATTCAATTGGGGCAGGGACAAGGGAGAAGGCGTAAGCCCTTTTCAGTTAGAGATGGCCTCTAAGGGCATTAATCGGGACTCTAAGCGGTTTTCCGCTATGTCTAAGGTTACCCTAGCCCAATTCATTAAAACCCACTCCAAGGGTCGCTATATCGTTTACACAAGCAATCACGCTATGGCGGTGGTGGATGGTAGGCTATACGATTGCAACATGACTAGGGGCCAATCTAAGATTGAGGGATTTATAACGCTATGATTGACAATATTAAGGCATTGATGGTATTGGTTATTTTCTTTTTTCTTATAGGGGTGATGGTATGAAAAACATTGATCTACACGCTAGCGAGCTAGTTATGGAATTGGAAGCCCTTGATCACTACGGGCTAGGGTACTTTGCAGGAGTCTTAGTAGAACGCAGGGCAGGGCTAGCGGAGGAGTTAGTAATTGCAATTAAACTTAATCAGGAGGAATTAGACTATGAGGGACTATAACTATGATTACTGGAACGATGCAGATCAGGACACTATCGATTACAGCGCGATAGAGCAGTCAGAGGAGCGCATAGAGGAACTAGAGCAGGTTATTAAGGACATGAAAACCGATGAACTGTACATTCTCTATCACTTGCTAGGGGCTAGGCAGAAGGGCACTCTTGAGGCGGTGTTCAAGGAGTTAGATTTCTTAATCAGTATCCACAGCAAGGAACTGATTGAGAAGGCTAAAAACTACAAGCCACAGGAGTTTTGATGGCTACATGGTTGATTTTGATCGTAATGGTCATATATGGACTCATAGGGACTAGATATGTCCTTATGGGAAATATCCCGATGGCGATAGTGTGGTACGGTTACAGCGCCTCAAACTTGGGCTTGGCTTGGGTGGCGTGGAAGGATGGTGCATGATTAACTTCCTGCTTTTGATGCTATTTTCTATTATCTTCGGCCTACTTCGGTCATATTGGGAGGACAAATAAATGGTAAAAGTTTCAGGTGTACCTTATGAGGTGGAACTGCCCGACATGGTGTCGGAATTGGAGCGTGAGAACTTTATGCTCAGGGCTAGGACAGAACGATTGGAGGATGAACTACGGACTAGCAACGAGTTGTTATCCAAATTAAACATTGAACTGATCAACGAGAGGAATAATAATGCCTCTAGGAAGCCTTAAAACGCCTTGTACGGGCTTCTGTGAGGTGGCGAAGGGGTGGGGTATATGCTACGGGTGCGGAAGGCGTATAGACGAGATTATGGACTGGTCTAGAATGACCGATCAGGACAGGGAAGTAGTGATGGTAGAATCTAGGGACAGACTAAACAAACTTTATGGAGATGATGGAAAATGAGATGCTTAAGTTGCGATAAAAACCTTACAGACTTTGAGGCTACTAGGAAGTCTGCTAATACTGACGAGTTTATAGACCTATGTAATCATTGTTTTGCTAGTGTTAGTGAAGACTTACAAACCATTGAAAGGTCTGACCTAGCCCATGAGGATGACTACTCAGATGAGAATGATTCTTATCTAGACTTCGATATTGACAAGGACTATTAAGTATGATACAATCTCTATATAGACTTATAAAGAATCTTTCAAGTATCTATTACTTATTACTTAAAAGATAATTATTAATAATCATATCTTTAATACTCTTAATAACTATTAAGGAACTCTTTAGTATGAATGATGATGAACAAAGATTTATTGCTGAGATGCAAGAGGAAGCACACTACTGGTTCACTGTGTCCGCTATGGCTCGCCTGTCCTTGGATCAAGGGGTTGCCAAGGTGATGGCAGATGTGATACAATGTATGCACAAGGAAAAACAGAAAGGAGTAACTTGTGGCTGATCAATTAAAAGCACACCAGCCCTGTCCCGATTGTGGGAGCAGTGATGCCCTGACCTACTACACCTGGGGCAGTAGGTGTTTTAGTTGTGGCAAGGCTAGGCGTAATGCCAATGCAGAGGAACCAGTACAGAAACTAACTAAGGTGAACACTAAAGTGACTAATGTGCATGATCTGTCCTATGAGGAGGTGATAGACCGTAACCTGACTAGGGCTACCTGTCAGACCTACGGTATCGGTAACAAGAATGGCTACTACTACTTTCCGTACTATGACGAGGAAGAGACACTGGTGGCTTTCAAGCGCAGGAACATGGAAGACAAGCGTTTCAGCATCGAGGGAGATTGGAACAAGGGTGGCCTGTTCGGTCAGCAGTTGTTTAACAAAGGAGATAAGTATGTCACGATTACTGAGGGTGAGTTCGATGCTGCGGCAGCGTATCAGATGCTGGGTTCTAAGTACCCTGTGGTTTCTGTTAGAAATGGCGCGGGCAATGCAGTCCAGGATGTTAAAGCGAATTACGAATGGCTCGACTCCTTCGAAAACATCGTCATTTGTTTTGATAACGATGATGCGGGTAGAGGAGCGGCTAATGCGGTGGCTGAAGTACTTGGAACTAAAGCCAAGATATTTAAAGGACGCACAGGTATTAAAGACGCCTGTGAGTACGTCCAAGAGAACAAGGAAAAAGAGTTCATAGACCTGTGGTGGAGGTCTGAGCGGTACACACCTGATGGAATCATCGATGGTGCTGGATTGTGGGATTTAGTGAATCAACCAGTGGAAAAGTCTGACGTAAACTACCCCTTTGGTGGGCTAAATGACCTAACCTACGGTATCAGGTCTGGTGAGATGGTCACTATCACGGCTGGATCAGGGCTAGGTAAGTCTCAGTTCTTACGGGAGATTGTGTATCATATCATCAACAACACTCAGGACAACATTGGTCTGCTGTTCTTGGAAGAGTCTGTGAAGCGCACTGCTAAAAGCCTGATGAGTCTACACGCTAACAAGCCACTGCATCTACCTGATATCGAGGTGACTAATGAAGAATTACGAGACTCTTTTGACGCTACACTGGGTACTGGTCGTGTTTATCTTTTTGATCACTTTGGCTCTACTGCCATTGACAACATTATCACCAGAGTCCGCTTCATGGCTAAGGCTCTTGATTGCAAGTATATTTTTCTTGATCACGTTAGTATCGTGGTATCTGCACAAGACAATGGTGACGAGCGAAAAGCCTTAGACGAGATCATGACTAAGTTGCGGATGGTGGTTCAAGAGACTGGGATTGCCCTGTTCTGTGTCTCGCATTTAAAGCGGCCTGATGGTAAAGGTCACGAGGAAGGTGCAAGTACCTCTCTGTCTGCTCTACGAGGCTCAGGATCGATTGGTCAGTTGTCGGATATGGTGCTGGGTCTGGAGCGTAACGGACAGGCTGAGGACTTGAAGGAGAGGCATACAACCAGGGTACGGGTATTGAAGAACCGATTCAGTGGACTGACTGGCCCTGCCTGTGGTCTCTACTATGATCGGATTACTGGACGCATGAGCGAGACTGTGGTGGAGGAACTATGACTGACCAAGTCACCCCTGAAGTCACCCTTGAAGTCACCCCTGATGTCGATGCCGTAAACATGATCCAAGAACGTGTCGATGAAACGGCAAAATGTAAGCGTGAATGGGTTGGGCTGACCGAGGCTAATAAAAGCACAGCAATAAAGTTGATTGAAGCAGGAATGTTTAATCTTGCTTTTAAGTACCTTGAAGAACAATTAAAGGAGAAGAACAGTGGCACATCCTGATCAAGCATTCGGAGATAAGACCTACTCGCAGTTTGGGGAAGACTTAATCCTACTGAATGTCTTTAACAAGTTGGGTATTGAGGATGGTAGATACTTCGATGTTGGGGCACACCATCCCTACAACATCAGCAACACTGCTCTGCTCTATGAGCGTGGCTGGAGAGGTGTCTGTGTCGAGGCTAACCCTAACCATATCAAGGCTTTTGAGTATCATAGACCGATAGACACGATACTGAATGTAGGTGTTGGTGTTGTGGCCGGAGAGTTAGAGTTCTTTATGATCGATGACTTCTCAGGCAGAAATAGTTTTGATTATGACACTGTCTTGGAGTTTATCAAGAACCATCCTGAGTTTAAGATAAACACTGTAAAACAGGTAGAGGTTGTGACCATCGATAGCCTCTTTGATATGTATGGTGTCCCTGATTTATTGTGTATCGACATAGAAGGGCTGGACTACCCAGTGCTGCAAACGATGTTAGGTAGACCGAAGGTCATCTGTGTTGAGAACCACGGTAAGGTAGAGTACTTCGATAACTTGCTAAAACTACTAAAGTATGATAAAATATTTAACACAATAGGAAACGGGATCTACCTACATGAGAGTTGCAATTGACATCGAGACTAACCTGAAACACAACACTATCTGGTGTTGCTCTACTTATAATTTGGATACCAAAGAAGTAAAGACATGGACAAACGCACAAGACTTCAACAAGTTTATTCAACAGGCAAAGCTGATAATCGCTCACAACGGAATATCATTCGACTACCCCGTCCTAAACAGAGTCTGGAAGACTTCGATCAGACTGAGCCAAGTACGGGACACACTGGTTATGTCAAGACTATCAAACCCGTCAAGAGAGGGTGGACACAGTCTAGCCAATCTCGCAAAGCTAGTAAACCGAACCAAGAAGGAATACGAAGATTTCGAGGGCGGCCTGACAGATGACATGATTCTGTACTGTCAAGAGGATGTAATCATTTGTGGTGAGTTGTACCTGTATCTGCTTCAGGAACTGAAAGGATTCTCTGAGCAGTCTATTGAACTGGAGCACAAGGTGCAGGCTATCATTACTAAGCAGGAGAAGCATGGCTTTAAACTCGATACTGTGAAAGCCCAGTGCCTGCTTGGACAATGGAAGCGTAAGCTGTCTGACATTGAAGAGGAACTGCAAACCATCTTTCCACCAATCATCACTCAACGATTCAGTGAGAAGACGGGCAAGCAGTTGAAGGACGATGTTGAGGTATTCAATCCTGGTTCACGCCAGCAGATAGCAAAGCGGTTAGTTGAGAAAGGCTGGAAACCTACTAAGCACACTGAGAAAGGAGCGGTGATAGTTGATGAATCAGTTCTTGACGGAGTTGATATTCCAGAAGCAAAGAGGATCGCAGAGTACTTACTCATTCAGAAACGGGTGGCTCAAGTTGAATCATGGCTTGAGTTTGTATCTGACGAGCGCAGGGTTCACGGTAAGGTCATCACCAACGGAGCAGTCACGGGACGCATGACGCACCACAGCCCTAACATGGCTCAGGTTCCTAGCAGTAGCAGTCCTTGGGGACACGAGTGCAGGGATTGCTGGACAGTGGATGATGGTAAGGTGCTTGTTGGTGCAGACGCTAGTTCCCTTGAGTTACGGATGCTGGCCCATTACATGAAGGATGAAAGCTATGCAAAAGAAATCGTTGAAGGCGATGTACACACGAAAAACCAACTCGCTGCAGGCTTGGAAACAAGGGCGCAAGCCAAGACATTTATTTATGCCTTACTCTATGGTGCAGGGCCTGCCAAAATCGGGAAGATTGTTGGTGGTTCGGCAAAAGCTGGTCAGGAACTCATCAGTAATTTTCTTCGCAACACTCCGGCTCTCAAGAGTCTTAGAGAAAAGATTGAACGCCTATCAGAACAAGGGACGCTACCAGGTTTGGACGGTAGGAAACTACAAGTGCGTTCCGCACACGCTGCGCTCAACACACTCCTGCAGAGTGCTGGTGCGATAGTGATGAAGCAGGGTCTTGTATTACTAAGCAAGAAGATACAGGAGCAGAAGCTTAACGCCAACTTCGTAGCGAATGTGCATGACGAGTGGCAGATAGAATGCAGTCAGGAAGATGCAGATGCAGTAGGGAAGTTAGCAGTAAGCAGTATCAAGGAAGCAGGAGAAGTCTTAGGTCTTCGCTGCCCACTAGACGGTGAATACAAGAAAGGAACAACATGGGCACAAACCCACTAGACTTTGAAGATGATTTCTGGAAGGACATGGAAGACGTGGTATTTATCAACATAAGGAAGGATAAGACGATCAATATGCAGACATCGGTTAAGAAGATGGAAGAGCTAAAGAGTATCTTCAGCACTGCCTATATGATGGCGATGTTTCAGGATATGAAATCTAATCCAGAAGATGTTGACAAACTCCACTGATGTGGTATAATATTATGGTAACTTTAAAAAGGAGAAGTGAATGAATGAAGATGATGTAAAACCTATTAAGATTCAAGGTACAATTATGTGGGCTTGCTTGGACACCCCAAACAAGATGTCAGGGGAGTATCAGGTAGACCTGTGTAACCTCAGTGACGCTGCTATAGAGGTCCTGCAAGGCTTGAAGATCCCTGTGAAGATTAGGGATGACCAGCCTGAGAAGGGACACTTCATTACGGCTAAGTCTAAGAACTTTGTTATCAAAGCCACCGATGCAGAGGGCAAGCCCATCACTGCGAAGGTTGGCAACGGTAGCAAAGGTGTTGGCTTAATCACTCCTTATCCATGGAACCACAAACCAAGCGGTAAGAAAGGTGTAGGCGCAGGGATTCGTAGAATAATCGTTACTGATCTTATCGTCTACGAAGCACAAGAAGCAGTTGTACTTGATGATGATGTTCTCTAAGAAAGGAAAGAAGATGACAGCAAAGAAAGCAGCAGCACCCTCACCTAAGTTTAACTTCAAGGTGTCACCAGTAGAGTCTGTATTTGAGGTAGAAGTTGACGGACTGAACCATACAGTATGGGGTTCGGACTTCTTCAAGTTCTCTGTATCTTCGGATGGCTCTGTCACTATCAATGACAATGAGTTCTCCAGTAAGAAGCAGGCAGCACAGGCTCTCGAAGCTATGGCTACGTTCCTGAAGAAGTAATGTTAGCACTCATCGATGCCGACATTGTTTGCTACCGAATCGGATTCGCTTCCGAAGATGTTAGCGACAAGATTTGCTTGGCACGATGTGCTGAGTTTATGGAAGAGCTAGTGATGAAACCCTATGTAGGAGACTACCAGGGGTATCTCACTGGCAAACAGAACTACAGGACTGAAATAGCAGTAACCGCGCCTTACAAGGGCAATCGAACCGCAGATAAACCTAAACACTATGGTCTGATTCGAGAGTACCTTGAGAAGGCGTGGGGTTGTATCGTAGTAGAAGGACAGGAAGCCGATGACGCTATCGGTATCAAGGCTTATGAGATTGGGGACATTGAAGAATATATCATCATGTCCATCGATAAAGACCTTGATATGATTCGTGGTTGGCATTATAACTTTATTAAGGATAAGAAGTACCTGATCGATGACCAACAAGCTATCAAACATTTCTATACGCAGCTATTGACTGGCGATAGAGTTGATAACATTGTTGGCCTTCGGGGTGTAGGTCCAAAGAAAGCTGAGAAGATTCTTCAGGACTGTATTACCGAAGCCGATATGTACAAGGCAGTCTTGGAAGCATACGACAACGATGATAAACGAGTACTGGAGAATGGACAATTGTTATGGATACGAAGAGACGAAAACCAGATTTGGTCACCTGCCCTTTGCAGTACATCCAATGGGTTGACGCAGTAGCAGATGTGGAATGGCAAGAAGATGTTAAAGCAGAAGTTCACCTTTGTCATAGCATTGGGTGGATTATTGATGAAACAGATGACGCACTATGCATCGCTAATACAGTCTCTATGGACAACAGCAATGCCCGTATGCATCTACCTAAGCAGTGGATTAAAGTAAGAAAGGATGTAACACTTGAAACCGAGCAGCGCCAAATCCAAAGGAAGACACCTGCAAAAGTGGGTAAGAGATCTAATACTAGCCAAGTTCAATCTGGAAGCAGACGATGTTCGCTCAGTTAGTATGGGCGTCTCCGGGGAGGATCTGCTACTCAGTCCAGCAGCCAGACGGGTCTTGCCAATTAGTCTGGAATGCAAGTCCAGAGCAGCTATCTCAGTATACGGTTACTACGAACAAGCCAGAGGAAACGCAGGAGGATACGAGCCTGTTTGTGTCATCAAACAAAACAGAGATAAGCCCCTGGCTGTGGTAGATGCAGAGTATTTCTTTAACTTATTAAGGAGTAAGTATGAGTAAAGTTTATCGATTCATTTATGATTCTGAGTTTCAGGAAGGAGAGCCTACAGAATATCCAGAGGCTTCGACTGTCAAGGTTCGTCACTACTTCGCAGACTTCACTGCATGGCCCAAGGTACTTTATGAGTTCTGTAAGTTCTTAGAAGCTTCTGGTTATAGTGGTGTGATCGAGCGTGTTGTTATCAAAGACCCTTATGGTATGGAGAGTGATGGTCTGTTTGAGACTATTAGCCGAGGACAATACATCGCTCATGTTCATGAGCCTTTAGATAACGAAGACAAGGACGCTAACTGATGACTGTTCACGCCATAATCCCGGACTGCCAAGTTAAGGACGGTGTTGATCTTAGTTATCTGACATGGGTAGGCAAATATCTTGTAGAGAAGAAACCTGATGTGATTGTACAGATTGGGGACTTTGCAGATATGCCTAGCCTGTCTAGCTACGATGTCGGTAAGAAGTCCTTTGAAGGCAGACGGTACAAGACTGATATCGAAGTTACTAACAAAGCTATGGAGATGCTATTAGCACCTATTAAGGAACACAATGAACGAGCAAAGAGAAATAAAGAGCGACAGTACAAACCCAGAATGGTCCTTACTCTCGGAAATCATGAAGAAAGAATTTCCAGAGCTGTCGAAGGAGACCCTAAACTGGATGGAACTATTAGTCTCAGCGACCTTAACTACGAACATCATGGCTGGGAAGTTATACCGTTCCTTGAACCTATTGTTATTGATGGGGTTGTGTACGCTCATTATTTTACTTCTGGCGTTATGGGGCGTGCTGTAGCCTCTGCTGCTGCCTTGTTAGCTAAGAAGCATATGTCATCAGTGATGGGTCATGTGCAGAACAGACAGATATCATACTCTAATCGTGCTGATGGCTCACAGATCACTGGCCTCTTTAGCGGCTGCTGCTACCTGCATGACGAGGACTATCTAGGCAGTCAAGGTAACAAGTACTGGCGTGGTATCTGGATGCTGCATGAGGTAACTAACGGCAGCTTCGATGAGATGCCTGTGTCTCTTAACTATTTAAGGAAGAAGTATGAGCATTGATAACGCAAGTCCTAATGATTGGTATGTTGCTTACCGTAACAACACGGACATCAAGACACTAGATGATTACATTAAGTCTAAACAGATTGGAGGCGATCATTACAAGACTAGAATCGAGCCTTGGGATGTGTTCCTAGACTGGAGGCTAGACCCTTGGGCCTGTAATGTGATCAAGTATGTGCAGCGTCATCGTAAGAAAGCAGGTAAGCAGGATCTTGAGAAGGCAAAGCACTACCTAGAGTTTATGATCGACAACTACGATAAGATTGGTGAGAAGTATTATGATTGGAACAGTAAAGATAAACTGGAGTGACGCTGACAGGGACTACAAGAAAGGGCAGAACCTAATCCGTAAAGGCGATTGGGCCAACGGGTTTAAACTGCACGAGCTTCGGTCCCTGCCTGATGCTTTCTGGAATCCTAATGCTAAGTTCCCAGGAGTTAGGAATAACTTCGATAGGGCTGCTGTCTGGATGCCGGGACAGAACATCAAGGGACGCAGTGTAATCGTCTGGTCAGAGGCTGGTTGGGGAGATATGCTTCAGTTCTCTCGATTCATACCTATGATCAAGGAGCTTACCAACGATGTCTTCTGTGTCTACCCTGACGAGATAGCACCACTACTCCGTAGGATGGATACTAGGCTGGAGTTTAGCAAGGCTCCTCGTGACTGCCCTCCCTCGTCCTTCAGGATCAAGATGATGTCTATGCCTTACCTCCTGATGGAGCATGGTCTGTTACCTTCAGAGCCTGCTGATCGGTGGTTTGGTGCAGATGGTCTGTACCGTAATCCTGCTATAGTGGCGCCTAAGCGTAGCAAGCCCTTGGTAGGTATCTTCTATAGCACCGACAACAAGTCTTGGAATATGGCAGCAAAGCAGATTCCTAAAGATGTAGTAGATGAGTTTGTCACTAGACACCCTGAGTATGACTTTGTATCTCTGCAGGTAGGAGAAGGGTTCCTAGACAGCTTTAAGTGGGTTGAGACAGCAGATAAAATCCAGACACTCGATGCCGTTATATCGGTGGATTCTGCTATCGCCCACTGTGCTGCCAGTGTTGGTGTCAGAACTCTGAACCTAGTGGGTGACGAGGACATAGCCTGCTGGAGGTGGTTCCCTGTCGGTGAGAAGACCTACTGGTACGACAGTATGACCACTATCTGGTGGGATCATTATGCTGATTGGGATACAGGGCTAGAGAAGGCTATCGAGCATCTGCCAAAAGTAGTTAGTAAAAAGCGTAGCAAACCTAAGAAAAGTGTGGTATAATATATGGCCTTAACATTAGAAGAGATAAAGGAGCGCATGAAGAGGTGGGATGAGTTAACACTCATAGAGGAGTTGTCAATCCGTTCAGAGGATATAGTTGAAAGGTTTGATGATATTATTGAAGACAATGCAGACAGATTAGAGTCGCTAGTTAATTGGGAAAATATATAATGGATTACTATCAACAGTTTATTGCTAAGAGCCGTTACAGTCGGTTCCTACCTGAGAAGAATCGCCGTGAACACTGGGAAGAATCAGTAGATCGATACTTCACCTTTATGTTTAATCACTTACAAGAGAAGTACAAGTTCTCTCCTAACGAGGAGCTACGAGCAGAGCTTACCAGTGCTGTCAAGAACCTGGATGTTATGCCATCCATGAGGGCTATCATGACTGCTGGCAAGGCTCTAGACCGTGACAACACTGCTGGCTACAATTGCAGCTACCTACCTATCGATGACCCTAAAGCCTTTGACGAGGCTATGTACATCCTACTCTGTGGTACTGGTGTAGGCTTTTCTGTGGAGCATAAATATGTCGATCAATTGCCTGAAGTCCCGGATCAGTTGTTTGATTCTCAGACTACTATTTCGGTTGCGGATTCAAAAGAAGGATGGGCCAAAGCACTACGCCAACTCATCGCTTTACTATACTCTGGGGAAGTTGCAAAATACGATCTTAATAGAATTCGACCTGCAGGAGCCAGACTCAAAACTTTTGGAGGACGTGCCTCTGGTCCAGGACCTTTGGATGAGCTTTTTAAGTTCACTATCGCCAAGTTCAGAGGAGCAGTGGGTAGAAAACTTACATCAATCGAGTGTCATGATCTTCTCTGTAAAATCGGGGAAGTTGTTGTTGTCGGTGGAGTACGAAGATCTGCAATGATCAGCTTGTCGGACCTCGAGGATGACCGTATGCGGTCTTGTAAATCAGGAAATTGGTGGGAACAAAATGGACACAGAGCACTCGCTAACAACTCAGCAGCTTACACTTCTAAACCAGACATTGGACAGTTTCTGCAAGAGTGGACGAGCCTGTATAACAGTCACTCTGGTGAAAGAGGGATTTTTAGTAGAGAAGCCTCAGTCAATCAAAGCAAAAAGAACGGACGAAGGAATCCTGATTACGACTTCGGTACTAATCCCTGCTCAGAAATCATCCTCCGTCCCTACCAGTTTTGCAACCTTACTGAGGTTGTTGTCCGAGCAGAAGATACTGTAGCAGACTTGGCTAAGAAGGTCAGGATTGCTACAATCTTAGGCACGTTCCAGAGCACTATGACGCACTTCCCGTACCTGCGTAAGGTGTGGCAGAAGAACACTGAGGATGAGCGTTTACTTGGTGTATCGTTAACTGGTATCTTAGATAATCCTTGGATGGGGAGGGTATGTGAAAGCACTACGCAATCTCTTGAATACTTACGGGATGTCTCCGTTAATACCAATAATGAGTTTGCAGCACAGTTGGGAATTCCTGTGTCTGCTGCGATCACTTGTGTTAAACCTTCTGGCACTGTGTCTCAACTTGTTAATAGCGCCTCTGGTATTCATACTCGACATAGTCAGTATTATATTCGCCGTGTTCGTGGTGATAAGAAAGACCCGCTAACCCAGTTCTTAACAGACTCAGGTGTGCCTACAGAGGACTGTGTGATGAGACCAGACAACACAGCAGTCTTCTCATTCCCAGTCAAAGCACCAGAGTCTTCTCGTACTCGTGATGATCTGACAGCTATGCAGCACCTAGACCTGTGGTTGATGTATCAGCGTCACTGGTGTGAGCACAAGCCTTCAGTGACTATCTCTGTCAAGGAAGACGAGTGGATGGACGTAGGGGCTTGGGTGTGGAGGAACTTCGATGAGCTTAGTGGTATCTCATTTCTGCCTTGGGATGGAGGCTCTTATCGTCAAGCACCATACGAGGAGTGTACTAAAGAGCAGTACGAGGAGCTTCTATCTAAGATGCCTAAAGATATTATATGGGAGAATCTGAAGGAAGAAGATGACAACGTAGAGGGAGCGCAGACCCTAGCCTGCGTAGCGGGGCACTGTGAAATATGATGATCGAACTAAACTTTATCTGTGGTATTATGTGTGGAGCAGAGTATGTACAAGACCCAGAGGAGGGAACAAACTACCTAGTAGTTGATGTCTTATTCCTCAGAATCCTCTTCAGTTGGGATTAAGTACATCTCTCGCTCATGCTTCCTGCGCTTAACTAGGCCAGGAAGCTCTTTACCACCTGCCTTGGTCCACGCAAGGAAAGCATCAGCAGCAGCTTCGTATTCGCCTCTGTTATGCTTCATCCTTATCGTGGATCTTTGCAGGTTTCCCAGCCCCACATTGAAGCTAAAGCTAACCAAGGCATCAAACCTACCTTGGGTAAGTCCTGTAGGGCATAGTCTAAGAACACCTCGCTCGAATGTAGCCAAGTCTTCTGCGAGGATTCTATCCACTTCAGCCATTGACAAAACTCTATCCCACCCATCAGGGATACTAAGTCCTTTGCGTTCATTGAATGGTGTCCTTATGTGGTAAGGATCAATAACGTGCCCAACGCCAACAGTCCACAGTAAAGCAGGACAGCGATAGGGACGAAATCGTACTCCTTCATCTTTCTTTATCCCTTCTATGCAGGCACTGCTTACTTTCACTTCTTGCCCCACTGACGAGAACCAAACCAGAAGGCAATGATTCCAGACAGCAAGGCCATCTCATCCTCAGAGAAGATGACATCAGTGGCTGCGATGAACTGCTCTACGTCCATGCTGCCTAGTCCACCACGCAGCAGGAAGTAAGTCAGGGCTATGTTAATCATCACTAACTCTAGGACAAAGATGAAGGTTACTGTTGGGCGTACTATCCCATTCAGGTTAACCACCCAGTTAGAGGCCCTAGACATAATAGCCTTGTCGTGGTCTAAAGCGGCGCTCTGGCGGTCTGCATCGGTCTGGAGGGCAATCTGGTCAGTCCTGATCTCTTCGACCTTCTGCTGGGCTAAGAAGCCCCTCTCTGCAAGGGCTAGTTCACGCTCAGTCTGCATCTGTGCAAGCTTTAACTCCTGAGCCTTGTCAGCCCTGTCTTGAAAGAAGCTAAGTACCTGTGGTAAACCAGAGGCTAGGAAACCAACTGCAGAGGAAATAAGGGATAACATAATAACTCCTTAAGGCTTATAGCCCATGACATAGGCAAAACTAACTAGGATGAAAGCAGTTATAAAGCAGTACCACTTGAGCATTGCAAGCTTGTGTAGGTCTCTACCAAACTCATCAGTTAAATCCTTGTTGTCCTTAAGGATTCTTTGCTGGATGACCTCTACCTCTTCCCAAGCAGCCTGACCATGCTTCTCAATGATGTCCTGCTTAAGTTCGTCTTGTAGCTTCTTTATCTCGTATACTCCACGCCACTCCTCTACAGCAGAGAAGACAGAAGTATCTGATGGTCTCTTCTTTTGCTTACGGCGGTAGGCATCTCTAGCCTGAATCTCAGACTTACCAAGGTCTTGAATGTCCTTAGTAACAGCCTCTAGCTCCTTACCTACGGCTAAAGCTTCCCTAATGCCAGAGACAGCAGCCTTGGCAGCTTGTGTTACTGGTTCACTCATGGGTTACTCCTCGAAACCGCCGAATACCATCTCTTCTTGTGGTGCTTCAGGTTCTTGAGCAACAGCTTCTTTTCCACCAACATACATATACTGAGGAAGTATAGATTTTAGAGTATTCGTATATTTCTTAACAGATAAAGGATTATTTAAACTAAAGTCTATTTCCTTAGCAGTCTTTTGTAATGCTTTTACTCCCTGTGGGTCAAGTAGTAGATCAGCAATTGCCTTGTCTGTGGCATCTCCTAACTGAGCTGTGTTAACTCTCGTAGCTAAACGAACTACCTTCTGAGGCACACTAGCAATTCTATCCCTAAGAGTAGAAGTTACAAAAGGAACATCAAGTCCGGGAACAATCTTAGCTAAAGCATCTAGTTCAGACCTTTCAATAACTGCTGAAAGTTTACTAATGTCTGCTTTATTAACAGCATCAGAGAGTTTTAGTACGTCTTTGACTGCATTACTATAACCCGGACCAAAGACTTCATTAACAACCTTAGCATTCTTAGGGTTAGTAATAAAAGCAATACCGCCGTCAGAACTATTACGGGCTGTGTTAACTATCTCAGCTCTAATAGATTGACGAACGGCATTGGCTGAAGCAGCGTCCAAGTCTCCTAAGTCCTTCTTAATCTTCTGGAAGAACAGAGGGTCATTGAACATCCGATTAGTTACTTGTTGGTAATTAGGGACAGAAGCACCTGCAGAGTCCCTAACAGAAGTTACAAAGTTATCTGCAATACGTTGATTAGCTACCTTAACAGCATCGTCAATACGCTTCTTCTCTAAGGCTAATACGCTCTGATCAACAGCAGCTCTTTCTAGCTCTTGACGAACACTAGGAACCTGTGACAGAACATCATCCTTCTTACTAATGTATTTTCGCAGTGCAACAGGATTTACCACACCGTCCTTAACAGACTGACTATAAGCATCCGCTAAGATAGCATTTCTGGTTATCGGCATAGCCGCCTCATCACCAACAGCATTCATAAACTGACGCAAGGCAGAACCATTCTTAATAATTACTGGAGCTACCTGTTCAGCATACTTCTTAGAGTCAATGTCCTTAATACCTTGAGCACTAAAAGGAACACCTACCTTCTCGTAGTAAGCCTTATCAGCATCAATAAGCCGCTGATTAAACTCACCAGGAATGTTTCTTCGCTCTGCATTTAGGACATCCTCTAGCTGGTCTAGTCTACGGGACTCATCACGAGTTAACTTTCCTCTCTGTAGTCTATTGATCTCACGCTTAAGAGAGTCTACCTGCTCAAAACCAACAGGCGCAAAGCCAATATCTGATGGACCCCATTCCTTCATAATCTTCTTGTCTACTGCTGTACCTTTACCAAAGATATCTCTGATGTTGTTAGCAGCAACAAAGTTGTACACATTTCGAACAGAGTCTTCTGGTAGTTTAGCGCCAGCCTTTTTAGCCTCTAGGAGAATAGAATCATAAACAGGAGTCATCTCAGCCGTAACTGTTTTAAGACGGGCATCTACTAGATTTGTTACAGCCCTGCCAATGACAGCCTCGTCAACACCAGTATCGAGTCTTGTAGCTAACTTGTCAATCTGATCGTCAATAGCTTCCCTACGCCGAATAGCGTTTGATACATCAATAGTCTCTACGCCCTGAACAGGAGCATACCGCTGACCAAATAATACATCGGCTCGTCTATCAATATTAGAAGCTACGTTCTGTAACTCAATGTTAACCCTGTTACGAAAGTCTGGGTTAGATTTAGCAAGTCTAGCAACTTGTTGACGAACAGCAGGGTTATCTGCCATTGCCACCATTAAAGGTAGTTCATCTTTATTTATCACATTGCTAATACGATTGAACTCTGTTACAACATCGTCTAACTTTTCTCCTGGTTGTTCTTTAGCAATGATATTTAGTAGGCGCTTTGCAGCTCCTGTGGCATAGGCTTGATTGGCAGCATCTGGATCTGTTTTAAATGCCTTATATTTATCGTAAACCTGCCTTGCAACATTGCCTGTCCCAGCCACACCTTCTCCTACTGCAGCAGCTAGCGGAGCACCTTTAATAGCGGCAGCGACAGACCCAATAGCACGGCCCACACCTGTGTCCTCTCCTGTAATTGCCTTTTCTGCTTGTTCTCCGACCAAACCACCTACTTCGGCAGTTCCTCCGACAGTGAACAAACCAGTAGCTCTACCGACCGCAGGGGCTGCTTTTAGCGGAGCACCTAAGTAACCTAAAGGATCTGTAGCAGCACGAGCACCTGAGCCTACAATACCACTAAGAACATCAGGGGCTTTCATCTGTGGCTGTGCTCCCACAAGCTCTGCGCCTGCTTTCTGAAGCCTCTGTATATTACGACCAAACCGTTCAGCAATACCGCCGGGGGCTGTATCAGGTTTTCCAGTAACAGTTGAATATAACTTCTTAAAAGGATCTGTTACAAAGGTATCAATCAAAGCCTCAGCAAGGACAGGAGTATCTACTAGACCAAGCTTTGCCTGATTAGCAATGTACTGAAAACCAGTTACCTTTGTCTTAGCTTGATCATCTTCTAACGCAGCACTTGCTGGATCAAATACGGCTGTGCTAGAATCAAAACTAACTTCTTTTGCAGTAGTTGGATCAAAAGCCATATTTATTCCTTATTCTACAGAAACAAAGTTTCCATTAACATATCGAGCACGGTTGCCTTTGGCATCAACGTATATCTTACCTTCAGTAAATTTACCGCCTTGTTTTGAGTCTTTCTTTTCTGCAGCAGTTTTATAGGCAGGAGGGAGTAACGCTTTTCTAGTACCTTCTGGTAATTTTGCTTCTGCTAAGACTGTTTCTGCTTGTGTTCTTCCTTTATTGAAAGCCTGTGCATTAATGTTTTCTAAAGCATTAATAACCTGCTCAACAGAATTTAGTTTATCTGCCGTTGGGACACCAGTCATGAACTTATTAACAGCACTAATCGTATCCCCAACAATACCAGAAGATCCTAGTGCGTCCCTAACCTCACCCTGACCAATCTGACTGTCCCCAACTAACTTAACTAGCTGTCGCTGAAGCTGTGGTAAGGCAGCACCTTCTCCTTTTTTAGCTAAAGCCAACTGCGTTTTAGCAAGATTAACAGTATTTAATCTATCTTTAGATGTGCCAGTAAGATCAGTCACCAATTTATTAGCAACAGACAGATCAGTTATTTTAACTTCACCAGATCTAGGAACACCTGCTTCAGCACGTTTAATTCCTCTGCTTTCGAGTAGGTTGTTGATAGCTTGTGTTTCTTGTTGGCTATACTCACCAATGTTGGCACGAACACCAAAGCCAAGCTCTTTACCCGCAGCAGCAAAGTCTGGGGGAGTCTTAACCATCTTTTCAGCACTAGGAGCCTCGTATACTACTTCTCCTTTTTCATTTAAGACAGTAGCTCCGGGAGCAACGGTAGTAAACTTACGCTCTTTTCTAAACTTTGAAGCTTCTTGAAAAGCCATAGGAGCTAAATCACCATACCCGGCCTGCTGTAAAGAAGTAGCCAACTCTTCATAATACTTGACAGGATTCTCAGGATCAAACTGAGTGCTGCTCATAATCCTCTGAACATCAGCAACCCTGCGAAGACCAGCATCATTAACATCAAAGAAACCTCTTCCACCTGCTAGATTACTAACACCACGACCAAGCAAAGCACCGATAGCACCTGCAGCACTGCCTGTAGGGTTTAATCTTTGCATCTCCTGCTGGGCAAGTTGACGCTGTAGGTATGCTGGATCACTTTGTAATAACTGTTGTGCGCTTACTCCCATTATTATCTCCGTATTAGAAAGGACTATAACCTACTTGCTGTCTTCCTGGTTGTGCTAAATAGGACAGATCAGAAGCAGAAAAACCACCACCGCCTCCTCCAAATCCTCCAAAACTACCTCCTCCAAAGCCGCCACCAGCAGCTCCCATAGCAGCACCTAACATCTGATTCATAAAACCAGTAAGTTGAGCAGAAGCAGCATCACCAGCACGTTGCTGAGTTGCTGCAGCACTGGATAGCCCAGAGCTAAGAAGTTGTGCTCCAGCAGTTGCCCCAGGTTGAGCAGCTCCACCAACAGCAAGACCAAGTTTAAATGGCTGTTGGCCCATCTCTTCAATAGTACCAACAGTACCAAGGTAAGATTGTAGCGGACCAAGAGCCTGTGTAGGAATAGCATACTGCTGTCCTAGCGTTTGAGCGCCTGTTCCAAATAAACCAGAACCAAACTGAATCTGTTGCTGTGCTGCCTGTTCAGCAGCTAAGACATCCCTAGCACGTTGTTCTTCACGAGCACGTCCTAAAGCAAACAATTCAGGTTGTCCTATACTACCGATATTTAATCCAGCACGACCACGACCAAAGACAGAAGAGGCTAGTCTTTCTTCTTCTCTCATCTGTTCAGGTCTACGAACATCCTGAAGCATATCAAAGGCTCTCTGACGAGCCATCTCAGGAGTTTCTGCTAGATAACCAGCACCTAGACCAAATAGTCTCTGAGCAGCGGCCCCAAGAGGCTGTGCTGCCATCTGCGCCTCTTCAGCAGTCGTAACAGCACCTCCTGTTAAGGCCATTAGCTGATCTTGAATAGCCTTTAGTTCAGGAGAAACTGTATACCTAGCTCCTGTGACACGAGGCGCACCCCCAACATCTGTAATGTCAAAAGCCCCAGAGCCAAATCGTGAGGTCATTCCGACTGGTCTAAATGCTGATATCTGAGCAGCTTGTTGAGCAGCAGCACGTTGTGCAGCAGCGGCTTGTTCACCCCGTTGCTGTGTTCCTTTGATGTCGGTTAAGCCTAAAGCATCCGTTACACCACCAATCAACTTACCCATTATAAACTCCTAACATTAATCTGATAAACATTTCCATCGTTTCCTATCAAATTTTTTAAGTATTCAAATCCTATCGTTTTACTAAACTTACTAAGCTTATCATTGTCTATCATTGCATATAAAGGAGCATTGAGTAGTGATTGAAGCTGGTTTAAATCTTTAATATAATGTTTCTTTGTTTCTGCTGACCACTTAAACACATCTGTATGAAGCCAGTATAAGTTACTAAACAACTCCAAGTACATTATATATTCTTGTCTATTTACTACTGGAAACTTATACATCAGGTCTTCATAATGTAGCAAAGAGCATAGTATGGAGGCAGGTTAGCGTTGTTACCTGAGACACCCTCTGTGCTGTTAGCAACAGTAATACCAGTGGTTGCTGTTGATGTATTCCTTGTTTGATCGTTAAAGACGTTCTGTTGAAGATTACCAGTTCCGATATATTCAGCTTGAGTATTTTCAAGGTATGTATGCAAGTGACCCGGATCAGTTACAGTAGCAGTGTGCGTGTGGCTTACTACTACAGCATTAGCAGAACCACCTGTACCACCAACAGCATAAGAGTTACCAGCGCCTATAACAAACTTATCCCGTAGGTCTGGGGTGCTGTTAGAACCGTTACAGAGAGTCCATCCAGTAGGAATAGAGCCTACCGAGCCTGACCAAATCATAATCATACCAGCAGGCACTAGAGCAGCCGTAGCAGCCGCTATAGCAGTGGTCACAAAGGCCGTGGTAGCTATCTGAGTAGTGCTGGTCCCTGCAGAGGCCGTAGAAGCCGCTGGAGTGCCTGTAAAGGTAGGGCTGTTTAGGTCTGCCTTAGACGAGATAGCAGAGGCGATAGCGTTATACTCGGTATCAATCTCTGTGCCTTTGATGATCTTGGCTGGGTTGCCAGTAGACAGGCCATCCTTAACAGCAAAGTTAGTAGCTTTTACATAGTTACTCATGCTTGTTTTCCTTGTTTAATATAGATGTCAATCCTTTGAATAGAGATAGGGTTCCCGTTGATCTCAGCCTCTAGTCCAATCTGCATAACAGACCCTGTGCCACCAGCCTGTATTTTAAACTTATCTAGGACAATACCGTCTGAGAACTCAGCAATATTGTATTCTCCTATATTATACTCGTAAACTACCGAAGTGTCAAGCTTTTTCGTAAAAGCAAAGTAATTTTCATTATAATCGAAGCCCCACTTAACAGCCACGTTCTGGTTAGAACCTCCGATGACCACAAAGCCAATCTGCTTCATGATCTTTTCTATGGTAGGCTGATCAAAGTCGAAGTAGTTGGTATAGTAGCTAAACCGATAATCAGACCCGTTGTCAGAGTGCCCAAAGTACTTACCGATATACCCAGGCTTACCAAGGTATAGCTCCTTAGAGTTAGTAACAATAAAGGATTTAGGCTCTATGGCGGTCCAAGTAGTAGCCCTAGCTGCTCCGTCCTGCAGAGGAGTCCTCATGTCAAAACAGTAGACTACCTTAGTCACAGGCAGGCTAAGGAGGTAGAAAGCATCCCTGTCATAGTAGACAGACTTGATATTAGCTGCTGTCTCAGAGGCCACGCTTGTCATCAGGTCATCCCGTACATTCTTGGAGATATCCCGCATAGGTAAGGACTTCTCCTGAATAACCCGCTGAAGGCTTCTAACCCCAGAATCAGACAAGAAGATAATATCCGTACCAGTGCTCTGAACAGAGTCCCTAGCGATACAGCCCACATTAGGAATATAGTCTGCTAAGGTTAACGTAGTCACATCGATTGGGTTAGCATAGACAGCGATGTTATTACGACCAAAGATAATAAGGAATCCGTTGTGCGCTGCAATAGCCACTATCTTGTCTGTGTTAGGAAAGACAGCATTTAAGGACAGAGAGCCTGAGTCCCCACCTTGAAAGTCTGATCCGTCCAGTAATCTAGTAAAGTAGACCGTCTGTGGGTCTCCTGCTATGTCTGCTGCCCAGATACGTCCATAAGCCGCTAAAGCGCAGTTAGGGGCGAAGTCACCAACAGAATACCCTAAAGGCATTGACCCGATGTCACCAAGCCTCTGGAAGCCGTATGAGCCTGTGTGAGAGTGTGGATTAGTAGTGGTTGTTACTGTGCTAGTTAGGGAATTAGATACTGAGTAACCAGCACCGCCAGTAGTAATCGTTACAGTAGCCACACCTGTACCAGACAAGGTAGCCACGGTCACAGTAGCAGCAGTGGTCCCACCAGACAGGGTTAGGATGTCTCCTACATTGTAGCCTGACCCAGCAGCAGTTACTGTTAAGCCAGTGATAGCACCGCTGGAGACAGTCGAGACTGTAAAGGTAGCACCAGTGCCTGGGGTAGCCATGCGATGGTAGATCAGCATTGGATGAGCAGACTGCACTAGGTAGGCATGAGGTTCTGCATCAGAGCCATCACCGTAGGGCAGAGCAGCCCCTTGCCAGTTGTTACCAGTAATCGTGTATGCTAGGTCTGCACTGTTAGCCTGATTACGCACAGTCTTGGTGGTCATAGTCGTAGTACCAGTAAACAGTCTATTGTTACCAGCACTAAGGAACTGACTAGATCCATTGTCAGTTAACTCAAACATAAACTCTACTGGGTTAGCAGCGCCTAAGTCTGTGTTGACTGCTGAGTTTACAGGTGTCCAGCCTCTACGAGCACCCATACGACCATAGCGGTCAATGACGCAGTTGTTAGCCTCTAGCGCAAAGCCAGAAGACAACGATACTGCAGACTCTTGGATGTTTAGTCCAAAGAATCCTGGTGCTGCAATACTAGCGGTCTGTGATGGAGATGCCATTAAGTAGGTGTCCAGGTAAATTCATCAGGATACTTGTTGCCCTCAACCGACACATGGTCTGCCAAGGATGTCTGATACAGGCCATAAGCTTCAGAGCTACTAAGTCCACCATCTTCACCACGCTCTGCCAGTGCCTTAGCATAGGCCAAGAAGATTACAGGCTCATCAGGAACCTTGATCTGGTCAGAGTTAAGAGACAGAGGAGCTTGTGGCTTAATGATGTTAAAGTTAACAATGTAATTAGCATCAGGGATAGGATACAAGTCTACCTGTGTGTCACCGTTAGCGTCTACACCGTTGAAGTTATAGTAGCGTGGTGAGCCATACTCAGGGGTGTTGACGAGGAACCAAGCATCCATCTCTTGCGTTGCAGCATTGTTTAGGAACCAGTTGCTAGAGTCATTCAGAACATCAAAGACCCTAAATCGAATGCCAGCATTAGTGAGGACGTAGTTAAACAGGTTAGCAGTAGTAGACACAGTAAGAGTTTCAGACAGAGCATTCCAATTGTATGCATCCTCTACCTGCCTTTTAGCGTCATTAACGAACTTGCTAATTAGTTTTGAGTAAGAAGTATCATTGACGGAAGTAACCTCGTTCTCACGAAGTCTAACCAACACATCATTGACAAGTTCTAGATAAGTTTTGTTAGCCATTTAACAGTCCCATTTCCTTAGTGCTAATGCTTTACGGGTGGGTCTACCCTTCTCATCCTTCATAGGTCCTGGTACACCACTCATCCTAGCACAGAAAGACTTCCTCCTAGCAGCCTTCTTAGGAGACTTAGCAGCCTCTTTAGAAGACACAGGAGGCTTCAGGTTAGCACCTTCCTTGTTCTTAAAGTATGCTCTACCTTTGGCGTTTAAACCACCTTCTGGATTCTGATATACCTTCTTTACCATTATTTCTTCGCAGTCTTCTTCGATTGTTTGAATGCCTTAGCTGTGGGAGCGCCTTTAGAGCCGACCTTACGCATCTTCTCACCAGATCCTGCAGCTATCCGCTTACGCTTTGCATTGATGTTGGCATACAATCCCGGTTTAGTAGTCACGATAAGTACCCATTTTCTTAGCTTTCTTCTTCTTCACACCAGCCATCGATAAGCCAACAGCTACTGCCTGCTTCTGTGGCATACCTTCTTTACGAAGCTTACTGATCTTAGCCGATGCTGCTGCTTGTTTGCCCTTCTTAGTGTAAGGGTATTTCTTTCCGTCTACCGTTGGCATACTATTCTCCTTTAGAATTGGAACTGAACTGTCATCTCAGGCATGAACTCTACAGTAGCTATGTAAGTTACTGTATTAGTGCTAGAGTTTTGTACTCGAATCTCATCACCAGCTTGCATTACTACTTCTGTCTGACCATCTAATATAATAAACTCACCAGCACCTAAGTTCTTACCACCAACAATAAAGTACTCAGTGTTAGTAGAAGAGTCGTACCAGTAGACCTTTGGAGTATCGTTACCAGTAAGACTAATGATATACATTAACTGCCAAAGACCAGTATTCTTGGTAGGAACCGTAAGGATAGTTTCCTTGGTAGTGGTGGTCTTGGTTGTAACAGCGGATACTTTTCTGCTCATATTAACCTACTTTAAGAACTAAGCTGAGTAACAGAATTACAATGAAACCAGTAGTACCAAGCAGGATCTGTTCTATCCTCTTTAGCCTAGCATTGATGCCTGCATAGCGTTCAGCGCACACTGCTTCATGGGTATCAAGTTGTCCCTTAACTTGGTCTCCTGTTGTCATTATTCACCCCAGTTTTGGTTACCAACCACTGTAATCAAAGCCTCTACATCTGCACAGGCAGCAATAGCAGCTTCTAGCCTGTCACACTCAGCAACGATAGCGGCTCTTTTCGTAGCTACTGCAGCAGGCACATCGATGTTTCTCTCAGCCTTCCTGACAATCATCCAGTCAGTCTGTGCCAGCAGCTTGCCAGCCGTGTCTTTGACCTGTGCAGTCCATTGGCTCTTGAGTCCCTTAGTCACTAGACGCTCAGAAGAATCAACCATCGCAGGTTGACCATCGACAACACCCAAGACCTGAACCCACATAGGGTTGCCTTGGTTGTCTACTTCCTCACGGTCATTCAAGAGTTTAGGATTGCCTACGCCCCAGTAGAACCGTTGGTCATACTGCTCTGGGTCTGCTACCTCGGTCACGCCTAACTGCTCACGCAGGGCTGGGTCACGCAGGTGTGGATAGCGTATGCCACCGATGACTTGTTCAGAGTCGATTGAGATTGCTACGTTATTGAGTAAAAACATTTGTTGCTCCTATCGGGCTAAACTGTACTTAAAGGGGTGTTCGGCGAAGGCTGCATAAATAAACGTGCTACCTGAATTGTTTATGTGAGTGTTGATAGACCTCAACTTAAATCCGTTAGAGGTGAAATCTATGAATGGCTGATTTGTCCATCCAGTAGCGTTTTCTGCCGCAGAACTGTTCGGAAATATCTCATTTTGCATCTGGTTATAGGTGTCTCTAGCAGTGTCCCAAATAAACCATTCTTGCCCAGACGCACTACTTTCTTTCGTTAGTAAATACCTAGGCTTGAAGCCCGTGTAAATAAAAGGCCCGTCAGCAGAACCATTGCCTGTGTAACTACCAAAGGCAGAATAGCCAGCCACGGGTGCGAAGCAGTAGGCTACATAGGTAGAACCGGATGCGTTTGCATCTGCGCCACCAACAGTCATAACGGTACTTGTTGGAACAGTTCCAATGGCTGAATTAGCATTTGCTGCGGTTGTATTTAGATACATAAAATCTAAACTATTATCAACAATAGTGTGCCAAAAAACCCAGTTGCCAATATTGTCCCTTCGTTTTACCAAGTAAATCTTTGGAGTTATGCCCAAGCCATGACCAACAGTGGGATATGGGCTAGTTGAACCGTTCCCCGTATAAGTAACAATCGAGAACCCGCTAGTAGTGTTTGCGCTGACTGTGCTGGTAATAGTGCCAGCCGTGTTAGAACCACCAGCACCGTTGGCTCGCCATGCCCAGCCTACATACGGGGGCGTTCCGGTTGCGCCGTTGACATTGTCACCACTTCCGAGAGTAAACCCGTCAGAATCAAATGACTTTAATTCGTCTGTGTTGCCAGTAGATTCTGCGTTGGTCTGATTTGACCGCAGATTTGCACCAGTTCCCCGGATAATATCGTACAAAACGTGGTCACGATTTACAGTACCGCCAGATGTTCTTTTCTTAATCCAGACAAAATTTGGAGCATGGCTTAATCCAGTAATTGCCCTAGATGTAGCCCCGTCACCATTCCACAACGCAATGTTGAAGTAATCATTCGCCTGTGTCGTGCTAGTTGCACCGATAGTCGGCGTAGGCAGATTCTGTGTGCAGAGTGCTTTGAAGCCAGAGGGGGCGGTGTAGGCAAAGGCTCTTTGACCGAAGTTTAAAACAATTGTACTAGACAGGGTTGAGGAATTGTCTGACACTCCAGGTGCGAATGTTCCTGACAAAGATGAAAACGCAGTTCCTTGGCTTGCTCCATTTTTATAGAAAACAAGCGTTCCAGCATCCATATCAAGAGCCACGCCAATAACATCGTTGGTTGTATATGACGCACCATAAGCCGTTGCAGTTGAGTTGTTCTCTTTATTACCAGAATTACTGTAAGCATAACCACTCGCAGTAAAAGCTGTGTAAGTTGGTAATGCAACATTAGTAGCAACAATGCCTATCTGCATACCCCCAGTCCCGCTTGTTATTACCCCTTCCCAATACCATTTTCCTGAAGAAACTCCAATAGTTCCACGGGTTGTGCCGCTTCCAGTAGTTAAAGTTACTACATCCAAATTTCCATTTGAAATTGTTCCACCACTAGAATCTGTTGGATTCAGAGTACAGTAATTCCCACGCACCTCACCACCAACACCAGTATCGCTTCCGTAGTTTGTGGGCGTGTCTACTAAGATGTCTGCACCAGCACCAGTAGTACGCAGGTCTAGGTTGTTAGGCTGCCAGTTATTACCCTGACCTGAGTGGTCATCTGTAATGTCTAATGTAAATGGAGAGAACTGCTGTGGACGGGAATCTCCAGTAACAGTAATTGTATAGTTATTTGGGCTGTTATCAATAAACGTACTTGATTGACAAGTAAGTAAAGAAGTATTTGTGATTGCAGTAAGCTGCGATGTTGGAGGTGTAAAGTTTGCCGTGTAAACAGCAGTTCCTTTTACAATACGCAGATTAGAAAGATAACCAGTACCTAGAGCAGAGGAGTTATAACCATCTCCTACTAAAATTGGTCTATTTGTTTGTAATGGATAATTTAATGAATCTGCATAAGTGCTTCCAACCTGTGTCCCGTTGAGATATAACTTAGTAGATCCACTACTTTTTACTAAAGCAACATGGTTCCATAAGTTTGTTGTAACAGCAGAAGCTGATGACGCAATAAGAATTGTTGTTGCTTGATAAGTTGCATACTGCAATGTTCCATTTGTTAAAACACGAAGTAAAATTCTATTAGTTGGAGTTGCATTACTGGTTGGGCAAGTATCTAAAATGTTAAAATTTGTTGCTAAACTTGTAACGTAAACCCAACCTTCAATTGTAAAATCACTTGTTCCAAAGTTGATTGCATCACCTGTTCCGCTTACGTTTACATAGTCACCAGTACCATCAAAGAATCCAGACCATTGACTTGCTGTTTTAAATGGTAAGAAGAATCCGTTAGTACCGTATGTGCCTGAGAAGGCTTTAGGCTTCCATACACCTGTGTTGGAGTCTGTTTCACCGAATGACGATGGTGTTAGGGCTTGACCGTCTATGAAGTTGACTTCGGTTAGGTAGCCGTCAAAATAGTTGCCTGCAAACCCACCGCCAATTCTAGTTGCAATTGCAGAATTTATTTGAGTATTAGTATTTTGCGCTGGATATGAACTAATAGAAAAAGATGTAATTTCAACATTGTTTACATATAGTTTTACTCTATTAGCGGCTGTTGCTTGTGTAGTGTCAACCGAAACAACAATATGATACCAAGCCGAAGGGTCACGCAAAACTAAAGTAGACCGTATTTGATACGCAAAAGCAGACCCATTCCAGTATGCGTATTCAAAATTGTCACTAGAACTATTACTTAGTTTTATAAATTCATAAGCGGTTGTACCATTAGCTGTTACTAAATATTTATCAGAGGTTACAAATGACTTTTTAACCCAACTGCTCCAAGTCCAAATCTTGTTATTTGTTGGCGTTGTCAAAGTCCTGTTCAGATGCGCCGAGTCTGCGCTATTGAACCTGAGACTGCGCTCAACATTGTAGCCAGTGACTGGGCCAATGCCCGTAGGTAGAACAGCCATTAAGCTAGTGCTCCAGAGTTAACTACAAACACGTTAGTCCCATCAGAGAAGTAACTAAGCAGGTATGTACCAGTGACAGACATAGCAGCTAACGCACCAGAGGCTACCTCAGTAGTAGCTGCGGCAGATATTGTGTAGTTAGATCCGTTGACTAGCAGGATAAACCCAGACTGACCAGCAGTGATGTTAGTAAAGGTCAGGGTTATAGAGCCTGTAGGTGTACACTTAAAGTTATTAGTTACGTTCATGTTAAATGAACCATCGTTGTCAGTAGTGACAGTACCACGCTGTGAGGCTGTGAAGGTCTGTGCAGCGTCTGATCCAGCTACTGTAAAGGTAGCATCAGGCACTGTAACAGTACGGTTAGCCGATGGTGAAGCTGATATTGTGGATGTAAAGCTGGTTGATCCACCACTAATTGCAATAGCCATTATTAAACTCCTTGGTCATCTGCTGGTTGAGGTACATTACCTTCCTCAAGCCATGTTTTAAGTTCTGGGTAGTCCTCAGTACAGGTCAGTCTGCACAGACCATCGTCATCAATACGGGCAAAGATTTGTTGTTCGCCGTTAACTAAAGGAAGCATTTTGTAAATCATAGTTCTGCGCTCCATGCAAGATAAGATGTAACGCCAACGCCTGCACCACCGCTTGCGCTTCCCTGTCCCGCAGTTAATCCTGACGACACAGTAAAAAGACTAACCGCCAAATTAACTGCACCGTAACTAAAAGTTGGAATTGAACTACAAGTCGTAGCAGTATTAGCGTGATAAACCCTATAATTTGTCGCTGTTCCAGTTTGTTCTAGTGCTGTGGGAGCAGTTCGCATCGTTACAGGAAATGTTGTCATTGCTGTTGCGGTTGTTGTCGTATTGTTATAACCAGTTCCCAATGGTGTACTAGTTGACGACGTTTTGTAGTAATACCTCTGACACATTATCAACTCACGCCCATAATCCCTGCGCTCAAACGGTGTAGCAACAGAGCCTACTTCGAGTTGTACGCCTGTGATGTACCAAGTGGCGTTGAGTGTGCCGATGACTGAGACTGCGCCTGTTGCTGACACATTATTGTTGGAGTTCCATGCACCAGCAGTTCCGCTTAAATCTGGCCCGGTACCAAGACCAAAATACACATTTAATCCTATCCCGGTTGTGGTTAACCATGTACCACTTGTATCTCCGGGTATGGTAACAGTTTTATATTCCCAAGTATCTGCAACAGAAATTGTGTATGTGTACGGATATGACCTGTTTGCGGCTGAGTTTCTCAAAGCACCGCCAAATGTCCCAGTAAGACTAGAACGAACCCAAAAAGATAGAGTTACTGTTTTTGCGTTAGCAGTTCCCCACCCTAAATCAGAAAGATTGGTTCCTTCGATTTTTTGATTAAGGTTTAAGTTTTGATTTGTTGTAAGTGTTCCGTCTGCGGTTGTAGTCGTTATTTTTAGTGAATTTATAAATCCAGTTGGTGCAGATGTATCCTGTTGCGCTGAAAATGCTCCGTCTGAGTTATTACCCACGGGAAATCTGTCTACTGGATAAGCACCACTTGTAGTCACCGCCGCCCCAGCATTACGCTGGTCTATCCTCATGTCACCATTGATGATGCGGTTGCGGAAGCCCTGCAAACTATCCGCAGTAGGGGTCATGCTATTTATAGTAGCGGTATTGCCACCACTAGCGTCTACAACTGCTGGTGTTGCTACTCCAGTAGAACCAGTAAGAATGATTGCCATTTAGAACACCACCCATCTTGCGCCGTTGCTAACAGTGACTGCAAAGCCATTGTTAACAGTTATAGGACCTACTGTCCAGCCATTGTGTGTACCATCAATTGTTATATTCTCACCGATAGTCTGAGCATTCCAGAAGATTGCTTTAGCAGCAGCAGAACCTTCCATCTGACCGCCAGCAGAAGGCGTAACCCAAGAAGTATCATAATTAGTAGAACTATTCTTCTGTAATACTTGATTGATTGTACCGCCAGTAGGTACTCCCTGACCAGCAGGAATACTGAAGTCAAACACTGCTGCAGAGCTAGTACCAGAGTTTGTTACTGTTGCGCTAGAGCCGGGGGAGCCAGTAGTCGTCGTACCAACTGCAATCGTTGCAGCGGCTCCAGCAGCGCCTGTAGAACCTGTTGCCCCAGTAGCTCCAGTGTCTCCTCTAGGGATACTGAAGTCAAAGACAGCGGCAGAGCTAGTACCTGAGTTAGTAATCGTTGCTGAAGAACCTGCAGCACCTGTTGAGACTGTTCCTACTGCAATCGTGGCAGCAGTTCCTGCAGCACCTGTGGAGCCTGTAGCGCCTGTCGCACCAGTAGCCCCAGTATCACCACGAGGAATAGTTAGGTTCAGTGTCTGGCTAGGAGAAGTACCAGTAATTGTAGCATTGGCACTAGAGCCTGCAGTGCCAGTGGTAACAGTACCAATAGAAAGCGTGTTAGCTGGTCCTGGAGATCCCGTAGCACCAGTTGCGCCAGTAGCTCCTGTGGCCCCTGTAGATCCTGTATCGCCTCTTGGTAGTCCTAGAGATAGTTCATAGGTACTATTATTGAATGAAGCAGTAGCAGATGATCCAGCACTTAATGTAGTAGTAGATACATTAAAACCATTTGCTAAGTTAATAGAAGAAGTAGACGCAAGTTCAGCATTAGTCTCTGCAGTCTCTGCATTAGTCTCTGCTAACTCTGCAGCAATCTGAGCAGCCAGTGCAGCGGCAGCAGAAGCAGTTGCAGACGCAGCAGCAGCTATAGCACCAGTAGAATCATTCTCAGCGGCATCAGCACTATCAGCAGCGTCAGCGGCTCTGTCAGCAGCTAAAGAAGCGTACTGTAGGGCTAGTGCAGCGGCGTTGGCTGCATCTGCTGTTGCATCGCCTGGACCACCAGGACCACGATAAATAGCCAAGGTTTATTCTCCGTTAGTTTGCTTAAACAGACAGTATCTGCTTAAGAAAACTCCCCAGCCCTTGTGAGGCTGAGGAGAGCCACTAGCTAAAAGCTATTAGGCAGGAACAACAAAGCCAACTGCAGCATCGGTACGGATAGTCTTAACACCGTACAGAGTATCAGCAGTTAACAGATCAGCAAGCCACTCTTGCTTGTACTGAGTCTGTGAGCGAACACCAAGTTGCTCAACCAGCGTAAATGCATCACGATGGAACAGACCAGCCAAACGAGCAGCACCAGACTCCAGCGAAGGAGCATTGGAACTGATATAGACTTCGATACCGTAGAGGTTACCAACGCGACCATTACGGATCGTGTTAGCTGCACCAGTCTCACCCGTGAAGGCTTGCTCGGTGTAACGTGCAGTACCCATCAAGTCGTTACGCAGAACAGGCGGGATGACAAAGGAACGACCATCCATCGGTACATCAGCATCGTCAAGGATCTGAATTCCCTTACGGAAGCCAGCGTCATTGAATGCAGAACCAACAGAGCCGTTGTATGCAACAGCCGTGGTGGAGCTAAACTCATAGACACCAGAGTTCTGGTAGGAAGAACCGTTACCGTTACCGATAGACTTGAAGAGTGTCCAGATGTCTGAATCGGTCTGTACGCCAAGAGCGTAACCAGCGTCATCCGTGTAGAAACGGCGTAACGAGGCAAGGGCCTGTACAGAGACGATATCTTCGATCAAACGGCTGTACTCGAAGTGCTTATCGATGTTGATTACTACCTCGTCTTCAGTCGCAGCAATCAGGGTAACCTGAGAAGAAGCAACTTTAGCAGAAGCAGTACCACGGGTTGGTTTCGGGACGTGAACAGTGTCACCCTTCTTACCACGGAAGTTCATCTTGTTGATGACGTTAGCTAGAACCAGGTTCTTCTTGTATGCAGCAACGATCTCGTCACTCCAAATCTCAGGAATAAACTTGGCGGCTGTTGTTACGGTTACGTTATTAGTACCCAAAGGCATTTTGAATCTCCTAAATGATTAAGTTATTTAACTCGACCCTCAGAGTATGCAGCTATAATCTCATCTTGTAGTTGCATATATCGGTCTGGGTCTTCCAATTGTAGTCGGATTAGATCCGCTCTTCGATAAACCTTAGAAGAAGTATTACCAACAGAATTAGAACCAACATCCACCGTTGCTGCCTTAACTGCTGCCTTCTGTGCCGCCTTCATCTCCTGTGAAGGAGTCGCTTGCTGTACAGGGGCTGCTTTAGGTCTAACATAACTCCAACTTGTCAACAGTTCAGAGGCTGAATCGAAGTCAAAGTCTGCATCAGCCGCAGCATACAACCGCATACGCACTGGTGAGGCTTTGATCCACTCTGCAAAAGCAGGATCAGCTACCGTCTGTTGAAAATCAGGAAAGTCCTGTTGCAACTTAGTCATTGTCTGCTGCTGTTTTAAAGCCAAGGTTTGTTGCCTTGCCTCTAAAATAGCAGGATGTGTTTCTACTGCCTTACTTACTGCCTTCTTCGGATCTTCAAAGAAATCGATCTCGTCTTCTTTTGTAGCAGTAACCTCTTGTTTAGTGTCGAGTTGTCGCTTAATGAGTTCATCAGCAAGCTTACGCACTTCCCCAACTTCCTGGGCCTGTCTACCAATTAGCTTCTCAGCCTCTTGGTGCATCCTGACAATTTCATCAAGACTCTTGCCCTTGTACTTGGGTGGAAGATCCTCTTCAGATACTTCCTGCGCTACAGGCTCTTGAGTTTGCTCTACTTGAGGCTCGTCTGCCTTGTTAATGTCTGCTGCGTCAAATAACTCTTCTTGCGTTTCGATTAGTTCTGCCACATTATCCTCCTGTCCACAACGGATTCTAGGAAATTTAAAATACCCATCGGATTAGCTCTCGCTTTTCTTTTGATAGGCTCTTGCTGCTTGCTCATGTTTTCTAGCCCATGCATCGTAAGCTGAAGGAAACGCACCTGTGATGCCCTCTAGCCTGATTCTGGGTGACGAGATAATACGAGCAGCTTCATTGTGACAATGAGGGCAGCTTACGCTCCTTACCTCACTATCTACCAATTTCTCAGTGATGTGGTCTTTCACACATCTAAATTCAAATATCCGCTTCATGCTGAAAGCTCGTCATAAGCATCCTCAGACGCTTGTTTAAGCTTAAGAATGAAGTTCAGGATGTCTAGTTGTCCTTTGGCGTAGTACAGATCCTCTACGCTGGTACACCTGTCTAAATCCCTTGACACTTCAGCTACCTTACTTAGGTCCTCTAGGAGGTCATGCCATCCTTTAGAGGTCATCATGTCAAATCTAGCCTCGTAATAGGCTTGTAATTCTTTATCCACAGTTTCTCCTTATGTAGGACTGTGTTGTATTTCTACAACAATGTATTAATTATACCACACTTTTACTAAAAAGTCAAGTATTTTACTGTACTTTTCTATTCATTTGTGCTTCTACGATGTTTTCCTTGGTTTTTAGCTCCCGTTCCTTCAGGATTACGTTGGCTAACTTGATCCTACGCTCAAAATCGTCCGTAGTTTCGTTGGAAAGGTTGGTAGAAGAAGCCTGAATCACATCAATTCTCATCTTCTCAGGCATCAACTGGGTCTCAACACTGGTCTTCTGGGCCTTTGCAAGGCTCTCCTGGGCGTTTGCTTGGCTTTCCTGTGCTCTACCCTGCAGTTCAGCTATCTGAGCCTGTAGAAGCCCGATTTGAGCCTCCTGTTGGGCCATTACCATCTGCTGTTGGGCAGGATCAGGCTGGTTCATCTGGTCTAGGGCGGTAGCCAGTTCTTCCTTGTTGGACAGACTAGAGCCTTTGATGATGCCTTTTAGGACCAATGGCAGTACAGGACTATCAGGACCAAGGGTTTGGAGTAAGCCAATGAACTGTTGCTGCTCATACTCCCTAGCTACCATGCCAAGGGTGCTGGCAGGGACAAAGGTGAAGTCACGGCTGGGGTAACGCTCAGGGTCATACTGCATATAGCGGTAGGCTACCTTCTTAATCAGAGGGATCAAGAAGTCATCTTGGAAGTTCATGAGGGCCTGTTTGTTCTTCTTTATGATAGAAGACATAGCCAAGGACATAGAAGCTCCACCAGCCTCTCCTTGGGCCACAGAGCGGGTCATCGCCTGACTATCTAGGGTTCCTGTAGCCTGAAGGAGCATCACCTCAAACTGCTGGGCTGTGGTGATATTGCTTCCGTCCGTAGATCCAAACTTAAACGGAAACAGGATCTCATTAGGATTACCGTTGGTAAGCAGGGTCTTTCCAGGCTGGACCTTGTAGCTCACACCACGGGGTAGCCTTGTAGCGTCTGCTGCCATCATAGGGGCCGTAGTCAGTGCTAAAGAGTCCAGATGACTACGGAGTTGGGCATCAATAGCTTTCTGCATATTGTAGCCCTTTTCAACTGTGCCAATACCCACTAAGCGACCAGGGACTTTCTCTGGGGTGTAGGTAACGATAGGCCGATCCTTCATCATGTACGGATTAGCCTCGGCTTTGAGCAGGTACTGATTATTACCGATAACGATCACAGCCTCTACCAGATCTTGGTAGTCTGCTGCTTGGCTGTCTTCAGGGAACAGGACAGCTACTTCAGCACCATTATTCTCTACAGTCTCTAGGAACTCACGAGGGACTAAGCCGTAATAGCGGAGGATACGGACCTTATCTTCTTCATAGAGTGTATCCAACTGTGTTGGCTCAAGACTATTATCACTATACTCAGGACCAATATTAACTTTTCTATAGACCCCATTCTCAATCCCTTGTACGACCTTAAAGAGGCTCGTGTATTCCTCGACAGCAACACCCAGAGCATCATCAATCGTGTCTGAGTTAGGGTCCCAGAGGAAGTTACGAGGATGGATTGACTTGGAGGGGACAATAACACGCTCTGTCTCAGAGACACCAATAGCTGCTCCCTGACCGCCAGGAAGAGGCTGCATGGTAGGAATCATCTCAAGCTGTGTCTTGACCTGAATCTCAGCGATACCGAGGCCATAGACTTCAGCGTTCCTGTCTACCTCTGACCAAACCTTATCGGTCTTAGTCTTCTTCATATCCTCGTGAAGCTGCTTTCTTACCATCTCAACATCAACGGACATCTGGTTCTCATCCATTGCATTGTCTTGTAGCTCAAAGAACTCACCACGCCCTGTGGTAGCTTCCATGATCTCTGAGGTCTTATTCTCTACCGCCTGACGGATAGCAGGAGACACAATCTTAGACCGCTCAGACTCACGGGTCTTGTCCTCATCAGACCAGATACCGTAGTAGAGCCGCTCGTACTCGTCCCACTTCTTTTCGTAGTTTACTTCCTTAAACTCACGCCATCTATCGCAGTGAGTGGTAACGTACTCAACTAGAGCACGATCTGCTTCTGAAATAGGATCTTCTTTAAAATCAGCCATGTTTAGTCCTTAGTGGAGTCACCAAATGGATCACTGCCTTCTAATTCCTCGTACTCTACTTCTACTTCCTTGGTCATAGGTTTGAAGATCTGAGCATCTTTCAAGCCTTCGCCCTTGGCTGCAGTGATAATCTTCATCATGCAATAAGGGGACAGAGCATCTAGCTCTTCCTTGATAGCTTCAAACACACCTTCGTTAGTGATCAGAAAGTCCCAGTTTAGAGGAACCATCTCTTCTTGTTCGCCCATCATTTCGTATTCCATGCTTTCTCCTAGTATCCTGATATATCGTCTAAGGCTTCGTATTCGTCTTCATCCAGTACTCCAACAAACTCTGTGACACCAATCTGATCGATGTAGGCCAAGGCATCTATTAGGTCATCGTGGACCTGCGGGTTAGGGAAGTTAAGAAGCTGGTCTACAAACTGCTTATTC